GTCCTTTGGCAGCTCCTTCGGGAGCTTCTCTGTCGTGTAGTGCTTGCTCTGCGAATAGGGGCTAACACCCCGAATGGTTGCGATTGCAGTTTTCACGTTTGATTCCTCTTGAATAAAAAACCTTGCCTTGCCTCGTCGAGCCTCGCCTTGCCGAGCCACGCCACGCCACGCCGCGCCGCAGTTGGTGTTGCCACCCGCAAAGGCTGGTTGCCCTTGCGGCTGTAAACAGCTCTTGCCTTGTCTTGTCCAGCCCTGCCGTGCCTCGCCTCGCCGTGCCTCGCCTGGCCATGTCGAATACAAAAACTCACCCCCCGTAGCGCGTATCCCGCAGCCGCACGCCATGGCCAACAGCCCAGGCGGTGGCAAACGAAATGAGGGAAGCACCCCGCTCGCGCGGCATGCTGGTGGTGCTCTCGCGCACGTCGATCAACTCGCCCTCCAAGCCGGTGATCACCTCGGCCTCGCCGCCGGTGGCGACCTTGTGGCCAGAGATCAGCAGCACGCGCCAGTCGGGCTGCGGCCGCGCACAGCCGGCCCAGACGAAGCCCGAGCGCGCGATATCGCCGCAGATGGCGTTGAACCGTGCACGCTGGTTGTCGCCCATTGGCGGCGGCGTGCAGAGCAACTGCCAGCCGTCGGGCGCGTCGTTGAGCAGCCAGGCGGCGGCACGCTGGCGCGCCTGCTGGTCGCTCAGGAGGAACAAGCGGGGCTGTGCCATGGTGTGCTCAGGCCGCCGCGAGCATCAGCTCGTTGCAGATGCCGTCCTCAACCCAGTGGGTGCCGACGGATGCCGGCAGGCCGCTGGGCTCGGCCTTCAGGGTGCCAAACAGGAACACGCTGCCGACCTCGCCGTTCTCGGCCAGCACGTCCAGCCAGGCGATCAGGTCGGCGCGGCCCTGCAGGTCCAGCACGTCGAAGCGGTCCAGCAGCAGCAGGCCGGTGGACGACTGGCTGCTGATGGCCTCGGCCAGCATTGCGTCAGCCCGCCACTGCTCGGACTCGCTGATCAGACCGTACTGCCGGCCGCCGAAGGTGATGGCCATGTCGGAGCCGATCACCACCGCGGGCCACTGCGCATCAGCCGCAGACTGCGCCAGGCGGGCATTGATCGGGCCCAGGGCGGCGGCCAGCAGCTCGCCGGGGATGCCGTCCGGCGCCAGGGCGGCAGCGATCTTGTCCCAGCCATCCACATCGGCGTGATGCCGGGCGGCGTCGGCCGTCTTCTTCGCCGCGCCATCGGCTGCAGCCTTTGCGGCCCGGTGGCCATCCACTGCCGCCGCGGCAGTCTTGCGCTCGGCCTGGGCCGTGGCCAGGCTCTGGCGCGCCACGTCGAGCCCGGCGGTGTCGGCCCGGCCGGCGTCGGCAATCTGCTGCTCCAGCAGCTGGATCTGCGTCGCGGCTTCCTCGCTGGCCTTCAAGTCGCGCATGCTGTTGCGCACCGCGCTGGCCAGCAGGTCGCGGCTGCGGGTCAGCTCGGGCAGGCGGTCGCGGGACTGGCTGTCGCCCATGGCCGCGTGCAGGCCGCCATGCTGGGCCTCGTAGTCGGCCAGCGCCTGCACCGCGTCCACGCCCACCACGCTGTCGCGGTCCACGCCGCCCAGCTGCAGCAGCGCATCAACGCTGCGCGCGAGATCGTGCACCAGGCCCACGCGCGGCGCGGTGCCGGCCTTGGCGGTGGCGTTGTCCAGCGCGTCCTGCGCGTCCTTCAGCGCCCTCTCGTCGTGCTGCAGCTTGACCTGCCGGCGCACCAGGTGGGCCGCGGTCTCCTTCAGGCCGGCCAGCTTCGCCCGGGCATCGGCCACGGTCTTGGCGACGGCCTCCAGCGCGCCCAGGTTCTGCTGCGCGGTGGCAATGCCGGTGTCGATGGCGGCCAGCGCCTGCAGCGCGGCATCCATGTTGGCCTGGGAGTAGGAGGCCGCAGGCGCCCGCCAGGTGGCTGCCTTCACCGCACCATAGGTCTCGCCGGTGACAGCGCGCCATGCCCCCTTGGCGGCCGTGGCCTGGGCCTTGGCATCCTCAGCCGCAGCAGGGAAGCCGGCGCGCAGCATGGGGGCGATGCGCGTGGACTTCGCCAGGTCGCAGCCGCGCTCGGCCAGCTTGGCGGCCACCGCGGCGCCGTCGAGCTTCACGCCCATCAGGCCGAACAGGAACGCGCGGCGCTCGGTGGCATCCAGTTGGGCAAAGCGCTGGGCGTCCAGCACGTAGGGCAGCACCGGGTCGGGCTGGCGGCCCTTCATGCTGTCGACGATCTTGCCGGCGGCGGTGACGGTCACGCTCCAGGCGTCGCCGTCGCTGTCGCGCACCTCGCAGATGGCCTGGCTGTCGCCCTCGCGTACCAGCTGGCCGGCGTCCTTCTTCAGCGAGACGCGGCCCAGGTCGGCGGTCAGGGCCAGGGCAATGGCGTCCTTGAGGGAGCTTTTACCGGCGCCGTTCGCGCCACAGAACAATTGCGTGGGCTGGGGCGTGGGCACGTCCACCGACACCACGCCCAGGAAGCTCTGCACGAACAGGTGGTTGATCTTCATCATGGCCGGGTCACTCCATCGACGGGGTGTTGGCGGCGCGCTGGCGGCGGCCGGCGGCGACTTGCTGGGTCGGCTGGGCTTGCTGGGCGCCGGCAGCCTGGGCCTGGCCAGCCTCGGCCAGCTCGCGGGCGCGGATGGCTTCCAGCTCTTGCGGGGAGGGGGTCCAGTCGTCTCCGCCATGCGCCTGGTTCGCGGACTGCCCGGTGAGCTCGCCGCTGTCCTGGTCGACCTGCCCGGCATGGGTGGGCTGCTGCTCGACAACCTCGGCCATGGGCGTCGGCCCTGCCGGCTGCTGGCGCAGTTCGTTGATCGGCACCGGGGTGACGGTGCCGTCGGCCGCCACGTCGATGACATGGGCCATGTCCTGCAGCTCTTCCGTGGTGCGGCCCATGCCCATCACGATGTCGGGCGCGTGGATGCGGCCGAAGAACGCCCCAGAGCGGTACTGCAGCATCTGGTGCTTCATCTCGGTCTGCCACTTGCTGCCGGGCTTGCTGTACCAGCCCTCTTCGACAGCCAGCTTCATGGACACCGGCGACGACTCGATGATCGGCAGGTCAGCTTCGCGGGCCTGCTTCAGCGTGTAGATGCCCTTGGGCGTCGGGAAGTCGGCCGGCAGCGTCCAGGCGATGCACACCAGGTCTTCCAGCTCGACCTGCTTGTCCTCGAAGTCGAACCCGCCCTTGGCCTTGTTCCAGCCGAGCTTCTCGCGGTACTTGGCCTTGATCATCCCGCGCGACTTGATGTCGAACCGCAGCGGCTGGAAGCGGCCGCTGGCGTTGACCGCGGCGATGACGAACTGCGCCGACCACGACAGCTTGCCCTCGATGATGTTGGCCTGCTGCATGACGGCAGTGATGCTCATGCCGACGGCGCGGGCCGTTTCGATGGCGACCAGGCAGTTGCCCATGGCGGCCGGGTTCTCGATCCACTGGTCGCCGTCGCGTCCCTTCTTCACCACCACGGTGCGGAACTGGGCCGGCACCGCGTCACTGGACGCGAACGCCTTGGCGATGCGCTGGGCCAGCTCGAAGCCGCGCAGGCTGAACATGTCGATCTTCTGGTCGGCCATCTGCGCGATGGCGCCGCCGGTCTCTTTCACAGTTGCCAATTGCATGGTTGCACTCATGGGTTCGCTTTCACTCGTGGTGGATGCACACGGCCCAGCGGGCGCAGTAACGCTCGCTGCACAGCACGCTGCTGGGGTTGGGAGGGAACAGGCCGCTGCGGAACATCTCAGCGGCGAACTGGATCAGGCCGGGCTGGTCTTCGGTGCCCAGCATCACGCGCTTGGCATCGAACACAGGCGACGCCAACGCCTGCGGCTTGCCTGCGGTTGAAAGCGCCAGCACCTGGCCGCCGACGGTGGGAACGCCCTCGGTGGCCTCGTACATCAGTTGGTAGGTGCCGATCTGGGCACTGCGGCCCTTGATCTGCGCCGCGCCTTTGGAGATCACGCGCGATCCGGTCTTCACGTCGGGGATCACCACACCGTCTTCGGTCTTGGCAACGCGGGCGCGGTCCATGGTCCCGGTCAGGCGCACCACCTGGCCGTTGCCGCAGTCGATGTCCAGCGGCGCCAGCTGCTGTTCCACGCTCTTGAACGTGAACTGCGGCGACAGGTCCAGGCAGTACAAGCTGTGCAGCTTCAGGCCGATCTTCTCGGCCTCGGTCACCGTCAGGTCGTCGCGGCTGAAGTCGACATCCCGGTCAGGGTTGTGCAGGGCATCGACAAAGGCGCCGGCCGTCTCGTCAACGCTCAACGGGTTGCCGCCCGGCAGGCGCCCGGCATCGAACATGGCCGTGCTGGCGTGGACGGCGGTGCCGAGCTGGGCGCGCAGGCCGGACGGCTTGCGCATGCCCAACAGGTGCGCGCCTTCCCAGGAGTGAGCACAGTCGAACAGCGCCCCCCAACTGGATGCGCGCACCTTGGTGATGTTGTGGGGCTCGGTCATCAGGTATCTCTCTGTGCCTGTGGTGGGTGGTCGCCGACCGGAACTTCCCCGCGTGAGCAGAGCAGCCGGCGACCGAAAACTTCAGCCGCTGCAGCGCGTCGCAATGGCCAGCAGCGTGATCGGGATGACCCACGACGCCAGGCACAGCCCGCACAGCGTGCGAATGCCGTGGGCCCGCCTGCGCAGCTCGGCCGGCTCCACCAGCGGCGCGTGGTCGGTGGGCACCGTGTCGGGCCACTGGCGCGTCGAGTAGCGGCCCTGCTGGTCGCAGCCGGCCGGCAGCGCGCGGTGGCGCCGGTTGTGGGCTGCCAGCTCCGCAGCCGTCAGCGGGCCGTCGGTGATGGCGGGACTGTTCAGGTTGGTCGTGCTCATGGTCAGAACCTCGCGCCAGCCAGGGCGGCCAGCATCAGGCCGAGCGCGATGGCGCCCAGCCAGTTGCGGATACGTTCGGTGCTGGGCCGGCGGTAGGGCCCGTGCCAGGCATGCGCCCGGGTGATGTCGCGGCTGTTCACGTCATCACCCTCACGGAAGGCCGCGGCTTGCTGGCGCTGTGCTCCTGCACGCAGCCGTACACCAGCAGGTACAGGGTGATCAGCCACGTCACCGAGGCAAG